GACTGGACCCCTGAAGAAGAGGAGGCTATGCGTAGGATACAAGCCCAGCTATCAACGCCAAACGCTAACGACATGCAGGTCGGTGGCAGCCACTACAAAGACATGGACCCGCAGCCATGGGATGTAATGCAAGCCCTGCTCACACCCGAAGAGTTCCGTGGGTTCCTCAAGGGCAACATGATCAAGTACGCCATGCGCCAAGGCAAGAAGGACAGCCCCGATGCTGGCAAGTACTGGCACTATCAGCGCAAGCTGGGTGAGGTTGGGATCTGACATGGCAATGACTCCTGAAGGTAAAGTCAAGAAGCGTGTGCGCGACATCCTCGATGCGTTCTGTGCAGCCCATGCGGGCTACTACTTTTTCCCGCCCGCCAACGGGTACGGTAGGCAAGGCATCCCCGATGTGATCTGCTGCATCCAGGGTAGGTTCGTAGCTATCGAGTGCAAGGCAGGCAAGGGTATGACCACTACGCTGCAAGATCGGGAACTACGGCTCATCCGAGACTCAGGCGGGCTTACCTTCCTCATCAATGAAAACAATGTGGATACGCTGCATGCGTATCTGATCCTTATAAGAGGGAACCAACCATGACCGAAGAAAAATCATTCGTGGATCTTGTGCTGGAGCGCATGGACACCAACCCAGAAGAGTTCATTGAGGGCACAGAAAAGTTCAGGTGGTCCACACTGCTGCATGCCATACGCACACATGTGAACATCACCAGCGAATACCTCACCAGGGAAACCATGTCTTCAACCCGTTCAATGGTTGAGTGGGCGCTTGACAAAGAAGAGATGGATGCCATCGTTACCAAGTACCGGGAGGTGTACCGCACCCACCTCAAGAAAGATTACTTGAGGCACATCCTTGCAGGCACTGAAACAAAGTACCGATATAGCACCTCAGGGGGAAGCCAGATTTTGAAAGTAAGCAAGCCCCTGGGGCCGCAGCAGAACGTTCTTACATACAAACCTTCAAACAGCATCACCACCTCCGCCGTAATGCGGCATGAAGCAGAGCGGATACTGCAAACTGCCATAGACAGGGAAGCGCGAGAAGGTAATTGGGGGGCAGTACCTTTCGGAAGTAGCTCTACATGAACATCATCACCATTGACTTTGAAACCTACTACGATGCAGGTTTCAGCCTGTCGAAGATCAGCACCGAGGAGTACGTTCGCTCGGAGCAGTTTGAGGTTATCGGGTTTGCATACAAGCTCGATAACGGCCCTACCCACTGGGTGACAGGCTCTGATGATTTCATAGCGCAGGTGCTGCGTAGCCTGCCGTGGAAGACATCGTTTGTGCTGGCCCACAACACCCTGTTTGATGGCGCGATCTTGGCATGGCGCTATGACGTTACCCCTAGGGGCTGGCTTGATACGCTGAGCATGGGGCGGGCGCTACATGGTGTGGAGGCTGGTGGCTCACTCAAGGCCATGGCTGAGCGCTACGGTGTGGGAGAGAAGGGCAGCGAGGTGCATAGCTTCATGGGGTATAAACGCAGCTCATTCTCCGCTGGGCAGCTTGAGGCATACGGGCGCTACTGTGCCAATGACGTTGAGCTGACCCACCTCATCTTCCACAAGATGATGGCGCAGAACTTCCCCTTGAGCGAACTCAAACTCATCGACCTGACCCTACGGATGTTCACGCACCCCGTGCTGGAGCTGGATGGGCGGCTGCTGGAAAAGCATCTGGAGGAAGTATCCACAGCCAAGCAAGCGCATCTGGTTGGGGCACTGCAAGCCATCGGCCACAAAGAGCTTGCAGTCAAGCAGATCATCGGTGATGAGAAGATGAAAGCCGAGGTGCGCTCGGTGCTCATGAGCAACCCCAAGTTTGCAGAGATGCTCAAAAGCTTGGGGGTGGAGCCGCCCAAGAAGATCAGCATGACCACAGGCAAGGAGACGTTTGCCTTTGCCAAGAATGATGCAGGTTTTACAGCGCTGCTGCTACATGAGGACCTGCGTGTGCAGGCGCTGTCCGCTGCCCGGGTAGGTACCAAGTCCACCCTGGAGGAAACACGCACCCAGAGGTTCATTGACCTATCACGCAGGGGTAAGTTCCCCGTGCCTTTGAAGTACTACGCCGCTCACACAGGGCGCTGGGGTGGATCGGACTCCATCAACCTGCAAAACCTACCCAGCCGGGGGGCCAACGCAGGCAAGCTCAAGAAGGCAATCCTGGCCCCCGAGGGCTACGTGTTCATCGACGCTGACTCCTCACAGATCGAGGCGCGGACGCTGGCGTGGGAAGCGGAGCAGGACGATCTGGTGCAGGCGTTTGCCAAGGGTGAGGATGTGTACAAGATCATGGCATCGTCTATCTACCACAAGACTACCGGAGGGGTCACAGCCCCCGAACGATTCGTTGGCAAGACCACGATTTTGGGCGCAGGCTACGGCATGGGTGGCCCCAAGTTCAAGGCCCAACTCAAGACGTTTGGCACGGATGTGGATGAGGAAGAAGCCAAGCGGATCATCACCACCTATCGGGCGGCGTACCCCAAGATACCGCATCTATGGCAGATGTCCCATGAAGCCTTGCGCTGCATGGTGCGGGGTATGACCATGACCCTGTGCCGCGACAAGTTGCTGACCATTGAGCCAAACGGCATCAAGCTGCCTAACGGGCTGTACATCCACTACAAGGGGCTGCGAGAGGTAGCTGATGAGCAGGGCAAGCGGCAGTTCGTGTACGACACCCGTGCAGGCCAGACAAAAATTTATGGCGGCAAGGTGGTGGAGAACTTTACACAGGCAGTGGCCCGCTGTATCATCGGAGAACAAATGTTGAAAATTGCCAAGCGGTACAAGGTTGTCTTGACCGTTCATGACGCCATCGGGATTGTTGCCCGAGAGGCTGAGGCAGAAGAAGCGCGGGCCTACGTGGAATCCTGCATGCGCTGGGTTCCGTCATGGGCGCAAGGTTTGCCGGTCAACTGCGAAAGCGGTATGGGTAAAAGTTATGGAGACTGTTAATGGACAACGAAATTTTGGTTGATTACGCCTATCCAGCCATGATGGCTGAACGGTCGTTGAAGGACATGCACAACGCCATGCTGAACCGTGAGTTTGGTGAGGCATACAGCCATGCCCAGTTGGCATTGGTAGAGGTCAAGCTAACCATGAACGCGATACGCCACACTATCGAGGCAGAGCAGTAATGGACAAGATCCCGGCATGGTCCTTCAGCGGCCTCAAGACGTTTACCACCTGCCCAAAGAAGTTTTATCACACCAAGGTTGCCAAGGATGTGAAGGAGCCCGAGGGCGAAGCCGCCCTGTACGGCAAGGAGGTACACGCCGCTGCTGAAAACTATGTCAAGGATGGAACGGCAATCCCTGAAAAGTTCATCTTCATCAAAGAGCCGCTCGATACCCTGATGAAAATCCCGGGCGAGAAGCTCTGTGAGTTCAAGATGGCACTGACCGAGAAGCTGGAGCCGTGCAGCTTCTTTGCCAAAGACTGCTGGTTCCGGGGGGTGGCTGACCTGCTCATCATCAACCGCGAAAAGGGCACGGCCCGGGTGGTGGATTACAAGCTGGGCAACTCCAAGTACGCCGACCTGGGGCAGCTTGAGCTGATGTCATTGGCCATCTTCAAGACGTTTCCAGAGGTCAAGAAAGTCAAGGGTGCCTTGCTGTTCCTAGCTGAAGGTAAGCTGGTACCATCTGTTTACGAGGCAGAGCAGCAGCACCGTTACTGGGGCAATTGGATGCCTACTGTCACCATGCTGGAGGGTGCATACAGCTCCGGCATCTGGAATGCCCGCCCCAACGGGCTGTGTAAAAACTATTGCTGGGTGACCGAATGCACCCACTGCGGAAGGAAATAGCATGCCTTACGTGAACAAGCCCCGTCCTTACAAGAAGGAATACAAGCAGCAGATCGCTCGTGGTGAGGACGAGGCCAAGGGCCGCCGTGCCCGTGAACGTGCCCGTGATCTGTACGACCGCGAAGGCATCGACCGCGACGGCAAGGACATTGACCACAAGGTGCCGCTTAGCAAAGGCGGCAGTG